TTGATTCGTGTTTCGCAGCCCGGTATCGGTAGACGCTACATACGCTTCAAACGTAGGCGCTGGGTCGGCGGTATTTTTATACAAGATACAAACGCGTACGCCGTTGTATGGTGCCTCGGCTTCGCGTTTGTAATTGCCGAACCGTGGGCCTGAATTGCCCGTGCTGTGCTGCTCGGTTGCCAGGAGCTTATCGCCACCCATGAAATTAGCCATGGTGTACCTCGTTGGTAGTGGCGGAAGTTGGCATATCGGCTTTCAGTTCGATGGTTTTCATTCGCCCGCGCCGCTCGTACATCACCGTGGTGACGCCGAGTTCGCGGAGCATGTTCATTGCCGCTGCATGCGCGGCTCGGTCGATATCGCCAACCGCGCCGTGCAGGTAGGCCACTCGGTCGGACAGGTGCGTGATCTGGAGGATTGCCCTGTATGGCCGGCGTGCCTCATAGCCGCCAGGCTCGTCGTACAGGCGGATGGTGGAATCCTTGCGGGCCATGTGCAGGTGGGTCATCGCGGTCTACCTTTCAGCGGCCAGCGCTCTCGGCGCCGGCCTGGGTATTACTGCTCGGTGGCCAGCGATTCCGCGTAGGCCACGGCCTTCGGGTCGGTGTCGACCACGTCGCCCAGCGACTTCGCTTCGGCCGCGTCGATCTCGACGACGTCATTCGGCTGACCGAGCTCGCATGCGGTGAGCACGCGCGCTTTGATTTTTTTGGCTTCTGCCATGTTGTTCTCCAGGTGGGGAAGCCGGCCGCAGCCGGCTGCGGGTTACGATCAGGTGGCCGAGTTCTGGAACGCCTTGATGGCGCCGCCGACGTCGATCAGGTTGGCGCCCGAACGGCAGAAGGCGACGAAGCCGACTTGGCCCTTGAGCGTGTACGCGCTGTCGGTCATGCGGAACAGCGTCGTGTCCATCACGTCGCGGATCAGGTACTTCGAGAAATCGCCGAACAAGATCGACTTCGCGTTGGCAGCCATCACCGGCATGTGCTGGTTGATGACGATCTCGCGGCCCATCAGGCGATCGGGTGCGCCGCCCGGGTTGCCGGTCTCGTAACCTGGGGTGAAGATCGGACGGCCGTTGTCGTCCTTGATCTTGCGGAGCGCCTTCAGCGTGTCGTCGTGCATCATCCACTTGCACGCGGCGCGGTAGGCTGGGTCGACCGAGTGTTCGAGATTGACCAGGTCGTTGTAGGTCACGGTATTGACCTGGCCAGTTGGGGCGACCACGCCGATGGCAGCCGCCGGCACCAGGCCGCGAGGTTGCCCGGTGCCAGTGCCCAGGCTGTGGTGACGGTTCTGGATGCGACCGATGCGCAGGCGCAGCAGCTCCTGGATAAACGCTTCGACGTTAAACATCGAATCCTGCAGCAGTTCGAACGGCAGCGCGATCGACTTCGAAGAATACTTGTAGACGTCGAGCGAGGCTTGGCCGAACGTGGTGTCCAGCGCGGTAACCGCTGCATTCTGGCCGACGATCTCGCCTTCTTCCGACGTTGCGTCGGAGGTCGGGAACAGCATCTGCGCGCCAGTGGAGGTCTGGATGCTGGTCGCCACTCCGCGCACCGCGAACGATGCCTTCATCGCCTGGAGCAGAGTCCGGTTGAATTCGGTGGCGACGGTGTAGCCACCTTCCGAGCCCGTGGTGGTGGACATCGCATTGCGGATATCGGGATTCACGCGCGCGAACATGGCGTTGCGCTGATCCGCATTCAGCGCCGACAGGCCACCCGACAGCATGGCACGCAGCGCGGCCGCCTCGGCGCCACCATCGCCGCCGGCGCGCAGGCCCGCCGTGATGGCTGCGTCGCGCTGCGCTTCCGGATTGTCGCCAGCGACCTGGGCGATGCGCTGCTCGCGCGCAATGTCGGCGTCGATCGCCTCGACTTCGGCCAGGAACTTGTCCAGCTCGGCAGCTTCCGGCGCTGGCATGCGCTGGTCAGCCGGGTATTTGTTGTTCAGATCGTGGACCTTCTTGGCCACGGTGTCGCGTTGTGCGCGCAGGGCTGCGAGCTTGGTCATGTAAAACCTTTCGAAGGGGGTGGTCCGCTCTCGCGGCCGGTGGGCATAAAAAAAGCCACCCGTAGGTGGCTGGTCTAGTGGCGCGAGAGCGTCAGCTAACTTGGAGGCGGGCCATCGTGGCGATGCGCTGATGCTGGCGCGCGCGGTGCTCTTCGGTGGCGACCGGGTCGATCTGGTCCGGCTCAGGGGCTGCTGGCTTGGGTGCATGCGCGTAGGCGCTCATGTCCCACGACGCTTCCACCTTCTTGCCCTCTGCAACGCGGTCAACCAGGCCGGCGGCCACGGCCTCGTCGGCGGTGTACCAGGTCTCGGCGTCCATGGCGGCGCGCAGGTCTTCGACCGACATGCCGCTCTTCTTGGCGTACTGCGCAGCGAGCGAGCCATCGATTTTCGAGAGCAGGCCCGCGGTCGACGTCATGTCGTTTGCATTGCCCATCGCCCAGGTCCAGGCGTTGTGGATCATGTAGAAGCCGCCGTCGGCGATCTCGACTTCGTCGGCCGCAGTGGCAATGACGGTAGCGGCACTGGCCGCGTAGCCGTCGATGTGGGCGATGACCGTGGCGCCGGTGTCACGGATCGCCTGGCAGATGGCCTGGGCCGCGAACACGTCGCCGCCCGGGCTGTTGATACGCAGATGGATCGTGCCGCCTTTGATGCTGCGGATCAGCGGCACCAGCGCCTCGGCCGACACGCCGCCCAGCCAGTTCGCAGTCTCTTCGTCTGACACGATCGCATCGTAAATATAGATTACGGTCTCGTCGGCGTTCGCCACGATCTTGGACTGCGGAACCCGCTCAGGCCGTTTCTTGTTGCTCGCCAGGAGCTTGGTCAGACTTTTGGACACTAGTGCCTCCGTTCGTAATCAGGTTTGCATTTGGCGGCATGTTCTCCAGCCGGCGGATTTCAGTCGCGTCCATGAAGGGCTGTTCGCCGGCGCGGCCAAGCGCGATCCGGTACGCCTCGAAGCGGGCGCGCTGGTCGCCTCGCTCGAGCGCTTCTGTCTTGTGTTCGATGAAGAAGCGCTCACCAGTCGGCCAGAGCCGCCGGTTGAATTCCTGCTTGATCTCGTTCAGCCGGTCGTTCAGGACGTAGCGGACGAAGTTGCCGCCCTGCTCCGCCATGCCGGTCCCCCACGAACTGGTCTTCTCGGTGTGGCCGACCATGTGCGGTGGCACGCCGAAGACCCGGCAGATCTCTTCGACCGTGAACAGCCGGGTCGCCAGGATCTCGGCGTCCTTCGAATTCACGCTCAGCTGCGCCGGCTCCAGGCCACCGGACAGAATCAGCGGGCCGCGCCCGCCGTTCTGAGCGCGTGCGATCAGTGACGCCTTCAGCTGCTCGAGCTGGGCCTTGTCCAGCTTCGATGCTGTCTTCAGCGCGTAGTCGAAGTTGGCGGCGCCGCCGAAGAACTGCCCGGCGTATTCTTGCCCCGCGATCGCGGTGCCGACGATATCCAGTGCGGCGTGGCAGAGGGGGCTTGGGCTGAGCAGGGTTTCATCGTTGAAGCCCAGGCTCTTCAAGTGGATGACGTCGTCCGGCGGCAGCACGTACGAGCCGCCACCAGCCGGGAAGACGCGGTAGTAAAACTTTCCGCCCTCTCGGAACGGCTGCATGCGGCGCGGGTGCCAGCCCTTCACATTGCCACTGGAGAAGCTGGGGCGGAGAAGTTCCGCGAACCCGTCGCCGTCGCACAGCTGCCGATTGATGAGAACCTTCCACGCGGTAGCCGCGCTCATCTCCGGGTTCGCCTGCTCGTTCAGGAACCACCAATATGGATGCTCGGCCGGCGCGCGGCCCTGCTTCTCGCTGCGCTCGTACACTCCGACAGGCAGGCTGGAGATGGCGCCGACCAGACGGGCGATGCAGCCGTAGACTGCGGACACCCGCATCGCGGTGTTCTCGGTCACCGACTTGCCGGACACTGAGCGATTGGCGGCGCCGAGCAGGTTGGCCAGATCACCCATCGACATGCTGCCGCTGGAGTTTTCGCCCAGCGCGACGATGCCGGCGCGCTCCGCAGCGCCATCCCGGCCAGCCATCCAGGAATCGAGCACTCGCGATTTATGCGGCGTCGCCTCCAGGTTCAACAGTTGTCCGGTCATTAAAAGTCCAATACGTGAATTTCCGGCGCCGCCGCCCCGGCGGGGTTCAGCGCCATCAGCGATACCGCGCAGAACGTGGCCATCAGCGGGTCGATCTTGGCTTTGCCACTAGCCTGCTTGGTGATCAGGATGGCGTTGCCCTTGTCTTCGATGCGCGCGTTGCCGACGCACCAGGCCATCATTGGGCGACCGGCGTGCAGCAACTCGCCGCCGGCAACCTTCCGCTCGGTATCTTTGATGGCGCCATTCAGCTTGTAGCCTTGGGTGATCGCGACGATCTGAGTCATGTCGATGTCGCGCTCTTCGGTGATCAACTCGTCGACGATCGCGCCGATGCCGGCGGCGTCGACGCCTATCCCCTTCACTTCCGGCAGAAGGCCAGAGTCGCGCACCTGGCAGATCAGGTCACACACGGCCATGACGTCGTCACCTGGGCGCTTCACGATGGTGAGGTCGCCCTGCCTCTGGAAGTCCAGCAGCCGCGGCGCGATTTCCTTGCGCCGCTCGAGCGCGATCTCGTGCACCCAGGCGCGGCACCACAGCAGCCACTTCCCGGTTTCGCGGTCACGACCCAACACTGCCAGGCCCAGCAAGTCGTCCAGCCCGCCGCCATCGATCCCGATCACGGCCACATCGGAACGCTCGATGAGCGTTTCCAGGGTGATGGTCTTATCGGCTGCGGCTTCCCAAAAGTCAGCGCCCGCCCAGCGGTCTGATCGCAAGTTCAGGCCGATCTCGACGTTCAGGTGCTTGGCCAAGAACTCCTTGAATTCCTGCTCGCCAGTCTCCTTGGCTTGACTGCGCAGCTGGGTGATGCGCTCGATGTCGACCGAGGCGCCCCAGTTAGGGTTGGTGACGTAGGCGCTTTCCAGATCCTCATATGCCTTTGCCTCGAGCATGGCCGGCGGAAAC